TGGGAATGTCATGCCCTGTAACTCAACTACTAAATCCCGGCTCATACCAAAGGCTGTTGGTAGGTTTGCGCCTTGCAATAAATCATCACCATAAACAATGCCGGTGTTAATGCCTAACGCTTGAATAAAGGCTTGATCCCAGTTTTGGGTTCTAGGTAAGTGATCATCACCCATGAAAACAAAATAATCATATAAAGGATAGTTAGAAAAATCCAAAAGATAAACCGCACCGGTATTAAGAGAGTTAGCACAACCGCCTGTTTTATTATCGGCAGGTAGTAATTGTAGATTTTTGTTTTTAGCATATTCATCCCATTTCGGATCATCATTATCAATTACAAAATATAGATCGGCTTCTGTATTAGTATCTTTAAAGGCTTTGGCCAGGCGATCCGCATTTTCAGGCCTGCCCCTACTGGGTACAACCACGCACATCTTCATGGCCATAGGGTAGGGGATAAGGCTGACTTACTTCCTGGATATAAGGATTTCGTATAGCGTGTCTATTTTTTCTTCAATGCGTGATACCCGGCCTTCTAGGTTATGCCGGCCATTATTGTCAGGCTTTAACTCACTTAGATAGTGTTTAGTCAGCCAACGCACTGATGCCACTAGCGAACCAACAATTGTTACAGTTGATACCGCTAATGCAAGGATGTCGTTCATGGTCATTTACTATTGATGCCAAATTTGTTATCGGCAGGATCAAAATAGCGTGCCAGTGGTGCAACTAAAGCACCGGCTAGAATTGCATACTCAGCGTTCCAATCTGCAATCAACGCCAATGCAGTTGTAATGGATGCGGCGGCAACGCTTCTTAGGTAAGACTTAATTATTTCTTTTTTCTTAACATCTAACTTCATTTTAATCCTAACTCTTTTATTTTTTGTTTAACTTTATTCTGATCTAACGCAATTTCAAAGTGCATATCATCTTTACGCCTTTTGTAATTACCACCCCAGGTCAAACCATATTTAGTTATGAGTAGGTTAATTGTATTACGCTGATCCTTATTAAATGTATTTGACTTGCCCAAAGGATGTTTAATTGCATTTAAATCTATGGCTGTACCGGATGCGTGATTACTTAAAATTTTATCTGATCCCCGGGTTTGCCTAAAGGCATAACCCCAATCATCTAATTGACCTTCATCTATTGGCTCAACTAACTCATGGAAATCTTTGGCAAAACTTACCAGGATTGGCGCAACGGCTTTAGCACATGCAAACCTAATTTTTGTACCTGGCACTGTAAAAGTTTCAATGCCTAATGCCTTGCGATCTTCACTAGCCGGCCATCCATTAGGGCTAGTGAGTTCTCTTATTGTTGCCATTAGATTAGAGTTGTTTACTCATCCTCTGTATCAATCGGAATGGATTGTTTCGCTAACCAAGCAAGATAGTCTGGATTATCTTCTGTGCAAGTAACGCGGCATAAGCCGTCATCATCTATGCGAGCATAAATCTTTACGCCATCTTCTTCTGTTAAAAATTCGTATCTCATAGTTCACTACTCCATCCAAGATAAGCATTAGTGTTAACATTTCTCAGCCCTGCGCCATTTCCCACAGTAAGACTGGCTGCTGGAACAGAAAAACTGGCAACTGCTGCATAAAAAGTGGCATTTAGAAATGTTGGTACGTTATCGCATACAAAGGTTGAGGCACCAGATACGATTGAATAATCACCTGCAGTGCCTGATTGTTCTAATGCTGTTGGTCTAATTCTCATTTCAGTAGGAAAAGGAAAAGTAATGTGTGCGGTTACTTGAGCAGTAGCAAATCCACTACCTAAACGCGAAGCGCTTGTGGTAAATGTTGCACGGTAATAATACCTTTGGCAAGCGGCTAACTCACCTTGAAGTGTGCCACCTGCCCTGCTAAATCTTGTTGCAGTTGAACCTAATTCCAATTGAATACCAGTAATATAAAGTGAATCATCTGCACCAGCAGTACCAGAGGGAGTCCAAAAAATACGAACTCCAACTTGAGTGGCTGAACTAGGAATTGTTGCTGTTACTGAATATCTAGCCCAACTTGTTGTTGCAGTTGCTGTTCCTGAAGTTTCAGCATAACCTGTCCAAGAACCATAAGCCGTAGCCTGAGATTGGTCTGTTCCAGTACCAGTAAAAATACGGGTATTAACTGTTCCGCTTGAAGCAGAAAAATTAGCACCTGCTCTAAGATAAAAAGATAAAACAACTGTTTCTCCCTGTAATGGAATTGAGGCTGTTGTTTCTAATGATTGACCAATTCCAATTCCGCCAGTACCAGTATTTCCAGAAGTTCTTTGCATCCTCATTGAATATCTAAAATCTGATGGGATATTTGAAGTTGATTGGGATACTGTCGCAGCAGTTGAGCCTTCAATAGATTGATACCAACGATCTGCTAAATAAACTGAAGTGCTGGTACTACTAGTTCCTCTTTGCCAATTTTCCATTGCACCATTTATTAAAACATTTTTTCCAGCAGATAATCCGTATGACTCAGGTACTGAGCCACCAATTGCGACCCAAGCACTGCCAGAGTAATACTCTGTTGAGTTAGTATCTTTTAAGAAGGAAATCATACCTTCTGCAACAACACCTGTTAATGCGGTTGTACGCGCTGAAGCATCAGCAAAAACCATTACAGTTTGTTCCATTAAATAAGTATTAACCTGGGCGGCTGTTAAAACATCACCGGTGTTAAATAATTTGTAACCTGCACCTGCCATTATTTACACTCCCTAATAAGCCAAAGAATCTTCATCTAAAATTCCATCAATGGTAGAGTCTAGCAAAAAACCTGAAGCAAAGGGCTGAGCGCAAGTAAAAGTTACAAGAAAAGATTTTGGTGTTATTTGATAGGTAAGCCCTGTTATTACGCTATCTGTAACCACATTGCCAGCCGGTAAAGTTTGAGTTACTTCTATTGGATCAAATACATCTAAATTTAAAGCCGCTACCACCCGGCTAGAATCATCCTCACCAAAGGCATCAACTGTTAATGAGTTTAACTGTAAATCAACACCCTGCTCTTTTCGGGAAGCAATAATCATTTCAGCCTGATTTAAGGCATCTAACTCTGTTTGCATAATGCCAGTTCTAAGCCGGCTATGTTGAAAGTAATCATCAATGCTTGCCGTATCGCTGGCAGTTTGGCCGGTCAATCCTGTTGGGGTAACTGTTACTTTATTGATCATCTGATAATCTGAAATATCAAACTCTACTGCCTGATAAGTAACATCACCCGATCCTGGTACATCACTAAAGGCTGTTGCCACACCACCTGATGCGGTAATAATGTCGGTGCGTGATAAAAACTTTGCATAGCCGCGTTGATCCATATAAAAAGAACCTAAATCGGTGGCTTCAACTTCCTGGCACGCGGCCAGTAATGATCTTGAACTACCGGCATCTGCCTGCACTGTTGTGGTCGTAGTTGTAGATATGTCACGCATACCACTTGGCCACTCACCTGCATCTAACAAACTTGAAATTCTTTGTGCGGTAGTTTGTCCGGCTATACCGCCACTCACTGATGTGATTGTAGTTAGGTTTAGTAATTGGAATCCATCTACGCATGACAAAGTTACATAGGCTGGATCAAATCCAGTAGGGCTTTGGTAATTCCATTCCTGTACATACATAGAACCTAAGTTATATGTAACACCTAAATACTCTGCCGTGAAGCGAATCTTACGCATAGGCTTAATCTTGCCGTACAAAGAAGAACCTGTATTGGCTGGATTAAATTGACCGGTTTCATCAACAAAGGTAATGCGTGCAGTACCACCGGTAAAAGAATCTGATGATCTATTAAATGCACGGCTGATGTAACATTGAGTTACAAGATTAGTTATATCTACAACATCAGCCGCGGCCGTACCCAATACAGAAAAATCTAAAGGTGTTGCCGGATCATCTAAAACTAAAGCCGGATCAAAACTAGCACCGCCGGAAAAATCAATCTCCGCTTTAAATATTGCGGCTGGCATTATCTACCTAAATTAGTTAATTGAGTTACCGCACCTGATCGGTTTAAGTTATACAAAGCATCTTGAATTACAGATTGTAATTGACCCTCTGATATAACTGAGCCGGCTACATTAACTACTACATTTGTACCCATGCTACCCATTCTGTCTAATGGGATTACTGCCTCTGCACCGGCTTCACCAATTATTGCTAAAGTTGGCTGATCTACAATACCACCTGCGGCTAATCTAGGGATGCCACTGTACCCACCTACATTTTTTTGAGGTACTTTCAAAGGTGGAATACCACTGTACCCACCTACATTTTTTTGGGCTACTTTCAAAGGTGGAATACCACTGTATCCACCTATATTTTTTTGTCCAAATCGTTCAAAAACTTTATCTGCATCTTTATCTATTTTAGATATTACATCTATCATAGGCTCAATAAATGTTGTATCAAATCCACCAAAAGTTGTTGAACCTAACTTTTTCTTACTTATTTCATCAAGCAATGCTAGCATTTTGCGTAATTCATCATTAGCCGCAAACAATTCTTGTAAGTAAAGTAAAACTTCAGTAGTTGTAACACCCCATTTTTTAGCCAACATATCAATTTCTTCAGTGGTGATTACACCATCTTCAATTACTTTCAATACATCAGCATAGCGTTGCGCTTCTTCAACGGCTTTGGCAGTACCATCCGCTAATTTTTGTAATATCTTTACACGCAATTCATCCTCACCTGACAATTTACGGCTTAAAGCGGCTTGTAAATTGATGCGATCAAGATCAAACATGGCTTCTAAATCAGCCTTCTTTTTATCTAAAGCCTGTTGTGCTAATTTTTCTTTAGTTAATTTCTTTTGTTTGTTTAAGGCTTCAGTTCCAAATTTGTCTAATCGTGCTTGTAATTTTGCTAATTTTTCGGCAAGGGCTTTTTGTTCTTTTGATTGTTCAAAAGTTTCCTTGGTAGTTTCAGCAATTTTTTTACCTTCATCTGCTAACAAACCAAAGCCGGCAATTAACCCGGGAAGAATGGGGATGTTTGATGAGTCAAAAATCAATCTAAGAAATCTATTACCTTCAATTTTTTTACCTAAAGAATCAAAGGCATCAACAATACTTTTTGCTTTGGCGGCTAAGGCAATTAAAATATAACCACCATTTAATCCTAAAGATTCTAACTTTGCTCCAAAATAATCAGAAGCATTACCACCACCAATAATAATTTCGGTTGCAGTAAGAAAGCCTTCACCTAAACTTGTTTGTGCCGCACCTGCACTTATTCTTAAATCATCTAATTGACCACCAAATGTTTCGGTGGCTCTTTTAGCCGCGCCACCAAATTTTAAAGTTAAGTAATCTGTAATCTCTGCTAGGCCAATTTCTTTGGCAGTTACCGCATCAAAGCCTAAACCTAATGCGCCTAATGCTTTAAAGTTGCCACGGCTTGCTTTGCCTAACGCATCTGATACCTGGGTTAAATCAACACCTGCGCCTACGCTGGTATCTACTGCAACATTAAATAAATCTTGCGCCTTTGTTAAATCGGCAGTTTGTATAATTAAGCCATTGATTGCCGGGGTTAATCTATCTTTAGTAATATTTGATGCTTTTTCTATACCACTGATAAAAGAATTTACATTAGGCAATTGATCTAATTGATTGATTGATCTTAAAGATTGTTCAACTGATTTATCTAATCTTTCCTGGGCTAAAGCCGCTTGTATAGAGTTCTTAGCAAAAATAGCCATACCTGCGGCGGCGGCAATTGCGCCGGCTTTTGCAAAAGATTTTAATCTAAATGTGCTAGTTGCAACTACTTTGTCAAAACCTTTTAATTCTTTTGTAGCACGCTCTAAGCCTTTTTTATCAAATTTAGTAAGAAAGTTAATTGCAACATATTGACTTAATGCCATGTTTAACCCCTAAATTCTTTGCCTAGATATTTTTTAAGCACGCCGTATAGATTATCATTTACTTGGCCACCTAATTGTTGTGATGCCCTATAAATCAATCTTTTTTCTTTGTAAGCACCGCTATTGGCAGTGCCTTGTAATTTACCAATAAATGATTCACTTGCATTTGGGTTACGGCTTACGCGCCTAGTTCTACTGCGTGAGCGTGATGATCCAAAACCTGCCAACTCATAAATTATACCTGGTACAGATTTATTTACTATGGCTAATGCAGTTACGCCATAAGTAATACCCTTAATTCTTTGTACTTTACTTTTAGCGGTACTTACTCTTATGCCGCGTATAACTTCTGTTTGCGACCATTTCCAACGGCTTCTTTTATTTTCGCCAATTGTTCTACCTCTATGCGCTTCATCATTAGCCCACCCCCATTGTGGTGGATAATTTGGCTCAACATCACGCCATCCCGGAAATGGTAAATGTGGTACAAAACTTTGTGCTAATTTTGCAACAGGCTTAACAGCCTTGCTTAATTCCCTTCTAAATTCTTTTTGTAAATCAGGATCTACCTTTTTCATTTTTTCAAGAAGTTCAGTTAAATTTTCAACATAGATTGATGGCACTGCCGCCAATGATCTAGTACGGCCAGGAAGTTCTGCGTATCTTGGTTTAATCATTACTTCCGCCTAACTGTTGCCTTCTTGTTGTTGTAATATTTTTCTTGCAAGATGGCTTTAATTGCTGAATAAATCGCTGGATCAACCTCTAATAAATCTTTAGGGCTAATACCGGTACTTACCGCCACGGATGCGATCTCGTAAATTTGGCCGTGGCGGTCTATCCATTTTTTGAATCGTAAACCAAATCAACATCTAAATATTGATTGATGTAATCATCTCCAAAAAGAAGTTCGGTTTTACCGGCATCTTTTTCTAATCTCCAGGCAAACCACCACAGATCCGATTCCATTTGTAATTCGCCTAATCGCTTACGCCACCCGGTTTTAAATTCGGATTCAAACGCCACCTTTGCGGATGGCGTAAGATCATAGGTTACTTTCTTACCATCTTTTTTAACAATTTCAATTTTGTGCATTGTCCCACCCTTTTCTTATTACGCGCTGGTTGATTTTGTTAATGCAGTTACAGGTAAAGATACTGACACGCTTGCTACCGCATCAACAGCACCATTTACAGGTGTCCATGATGTGATAAGGCATGACATTGTGTAACTTGGATTTGTTGCGGTTACTGTACCTGCTACTGGTATTAACTTAATATTAAGTTTTGTACCTAGTGCATCTTCAAACAATGAGTTTACTGATGATGAAGCAAAATCATTGTACAGTTCTAGATTCAGTGTCGGGCGTTCAACGCCGCCAATCATGTTTTGTACGGAATCTGACATGGCTGTGATTTCTACCTGGTCAATTTCGCGTGCAAGACTTACGGTGCTGACATGATCGGTAATAGTAGTTGTTCCTACAATCACTGAAACTTTATTACCCATAAATATGGCCATAGTTTTTCCTCTCTTACTAACCTATCAACTCTACTGAATATTGATAACTTAGGTAGTCAATATTAGCGGATGTTATTGTTCCCGGGGATGCAGACACAACCCTGAGCGTTTGTACAGCACCACCTAAAGTTTTATCAACTTCAACGGCGGCTTTAATTGAAGTTGAACCGGATGATGCAAGTAGCCCATCCAATCTTTCCTGCCCATTTCTTTCACTCATTCTACCAACTACAACAATGATCTGACATGATGCTGAATCAAAACCCCGGTTTAATGTGTAATCATAATTCATAGATAATTGGCCAACTATTGCAAAGGCGTTGTTGGTTGGAATATTTGTAGAATCAGGGACATAATCAAATACACGCAAGCCGGTTATTGCTTGCAGTGCAGTTTTCAAATTATCTCTAACTGTACTTGGGGTCATGCCACCACTTCTTTTTTATATGCTCTAACCATTGCGGTTACATCTCTACCTAGAGGTGACATTCTTACAACCCCTAAATCACCTAATCCTAAAATTCCACCTGGGGCATCTTTACGCTTGTATAGATCGGCGGTAAGAATCAAACAGGCCATATTTATATCATCCGGCACTGACGGCCAACCCCATCTTGCAGTTACTTGCACACCCGGGCGTAATCCATTTTGTGTTAGCCCTGGAAATATTGGCCAGGTTTCGGTATTAGATACCATTGTTAATTGGGTATATGGTCGGCCTAAAGATGGTGATGTTAATGGGTCTAAAATATAATCTTGATTTAAAGTTAAAGTTTTTGCGTATGTACCATTGCCGTTTGAATCGGTTTGTACAACTAAACTTGATGTAGTACCAATATCATCTACATAAACAAAAATATCTGAGTAGGCGCGATAAAGCCGCGCTGATGCTGTTGCATCTAAATAAAATCTTCTGTTAGCAATCCGATCAATTGATCTTGATGCTGATTCAACTAAATCTTCTAACAAATCATTATCAGTATTATCTGATATAGACATATACGCTTTAATTTGAGTTAATGTTGCATATCCATTTGTTATAGCCATGATTGGTATCCAAATCCTGAATCGCCCTGGGACATTAGACAAACTCCATTCTCTGAATACCAATCATAGTTAGAATCCAGGCCACTGGAAGGGT